GTCACCGGAGATTTTTGACTTGCGTCATGGTACTCCTACGCTATGAGTGTTCACTTGCGGCGCCGGCTTGTGAAGAAGTCGGCAACCGAGAGGGCGAGTGATCCCCCAGCGGCAATAATAGGACCATAACCGGGTATCATGCTCGAGGCGCCTGCGGCGGCACTGAGTATGGGACGGACCAGTTTATAGGCGGTCATGATCTTTGAGGCTTTGGCCAGCTGCTTGGGATTGGCAGTCGATGGAGTGGTTTGTACAAAGTTGGCCACCGATTGCTGGGGGATGCACTCCCAGTTGGCATAAATCTGGCACCGGACACACACGGTGTTGGGTAAGCCATTCCCAGTAACGAGAATGACAGGCAATGATACGGTGCCGCCAGCTGGAAGGAAATTGGGAGAGGCGTTGGGATTCTGGTACTCCTGATCTTGAGAATCCTGGGGTTTCCAGAGGATTTCAAGTCCCATCGTGGTAGGGAAGGAGTCGTATTCAGGGTAGCCTTGGAGAGAAGCGGCAGCGACAATGTTGTTGCCACTGCCGTTGCGAGGACACCAGGCTGCCTGCATTTGACCAGACATCTGATTGGTAACGCCGATGTATTGGACCTTCAGGCACATGCTAACGCATCGAATGCCTGAGTAAAGAGTACTGAGCGTCGAGTAGTTGGCAACGTCAGTGCCAACGGGGGCTGAGAACACGCCATTGGTGTTGGTCCAGGAGAGACGGTGGTTGTGCCAGGTGGGGCTGGCGCCAGTCACAAAGGAGCCTGTAGTGGCGTCGGGCGTCAGGGTGTACTCAGTGTATGTTTGGAAGCCAGAGGATGGCGCCATCTCATCATCGGGGATTTTAATTCCTTTCAATCCACAGGGATTGGTGAGACTGGCGAGGTAGGGCACTACTTGCGTTCCCTTGCGGCCAACCGTCTTGCGGCGGACATTAGACGGCGGGCCTGAGGGTCCGGCGGGGGCGACGGCGGGCGCGCCGACGACGCGGCCGGGCGGAGCCCCGCCGCGCGACATAGCGCGCATGACTCGTTTAAGTGTTCGTGTAGTAGCTCCAGAATTCTTACCGCGAGTAGGTCGGCGAGCGCGTCGACCTCCTCCTCTTCCTGCTCCTCGTCGCTGGGGCATTCGTCGTGGGACTGCGTCTTGGTGGAAAAACGTAAAGTTTATCGCAGCCGCCAGGCTAGCCGGGAGCGTGATTTCCTGGTCACGCGCGTAGCTGGTATTATATACGCGGCCCGGCTTAAGAGCATCCGTATCGGTGCGAGTGAACAACTCATAGATCGCACCGGTGTGCAGATGGGGTTTGGGAGTGGCCCACTCCCGGGATGCTCGCTCCATGGTCTGGCGGTCCACGCCATAGAGACTGCAAAGGTCGCTCCAGCCCTCATGAGTCAAATGGGGTCGCGTCTTGGAACGCAGCAGGCTGGGGCGATCAAGTTTGGCCAGTGGTCCTTCTCGGCCTATTTTCTCAAGAATATTGCGCGCGGATGGTCCGAGAAAAGGGAGGAAGCTGGCGTCAGCCTCAATGTTCAGACAGACGGCACGTAGCCAGCTCTCATCGTCGGCGCCCTTGTAAAGCTCGCGCCAATAGCATTTGGCCATGGCGCGGCCAAGTTTAGGGCCCCAAACGATACCAATGGTGGTGCGATAAAACCGCCCGGAACAGAACTCAGCATCAATAAGACGTTCGGAGACGCGAATCTTAGTCTCCATCCCAAGGGCGTCTAGGTTCCGGGGGCTACTAAGGCGCTCGCGTACAAATGCGCCTCGACGGACTACGCTCAATCCATCGTCGCCAAGAAGCAGATTGCGTGTGTTGGCGAAAACATAATCTAAAGCGAGGTCGAGCCACCGATCAAGGGGCCAGTTTGCACTCTGGTCCTCTGGGATGGCCAACATGAGATGGTAGATTTTCATCAGGGCGTGTAATAAGAAATTGAGGAGAGCTGTCATGTCTTCGCCGCTGATGAGGCCCTTATAGATTATGTAGACGAGACCGGCAAGGGTGGTGGCTTGTCCGCGGTTGCTTCGCACCCGCTGAGCCACAGCCGGATCCATGCCTGCTTTATACAGGATCAATACGATGAGTAGCCGGAGTATCTCATCCTGTTTGTGGTCAAACTTGCTAAAGTCAGTGTCCAGAAAAATGACGTTGTCATCGCCGCCCAAGTCAGCGATGGCCTCTTGTATATAGCGTCCGACTTCATCACGATTCATCCCACTGGCCCAGCGGATGAACTGTTGGAATGGCAAGTTTTTAATGTGCTCGGAGAATTTTGACACCCAGGGTGCGCCTTCTGAGAGTTCCTCATCCTGGCGCGCCTGAATCATCCGCGGGTGGAATTCCGTAGGACCTTCGTTGTCAGCTTTGAGAAGTTTCTCGCGCTTGACGAAGGCCTTTATCCGAGCGCTCCGTAGTGTGCGCATACTTGATCCTTTGCCCCATGCGCGACGCAGGGCTTGTTTGCGACCCACGGAATAGGCTGTCTTCAACAGCCACTCCTCGAATAGGGCTGGGTCACGGGGCGAGACTCCGTCCATGGGCTCATCAAGGCGTAGCTGGCTCGCTAAGGCTACGCCGACCTCAAAAAACCGCTCAAGTGCGAGACGGTCAGCCCGAATTGGGCAGTTGACTCGCCACGCGATGGAGTCAAGCTCATTGTGCTGACATGAGCGGGGCACGATGGGCTGCAGATGAGCAAGCCCAGGGCCTAAAAGACGGAGCGATTCCACGGCTACGCAAGCTGGCCGACTGATGCTGGGGAGCTTTGTGGGTTCGAGTCGGTAAGGATTTGCATAGAGCTCCTCGGGTGTGGGGAGCCGTTGTCCCTCAACGCAGGTATCAGTACGCTGGATGACCTGCTTGTAGCGAGCGAGCTGTATATTGTAGACGCCGCGGTTCCACCCATAGTGGAATCCGCATCGGGCCAGAAAGGGCACTCGGTGCGAGTTGAGGTGCAAGAGCAGTGGAATTGAGGACGCAATTACGCTGGCCGTCGAGATCTGATTGACTGCGTAAAGGTTGGCCATGCGCATGGCGAACTCGGCGCCGCCCAACAAGAAACCACCCATTCCAGGGTAGGTGCAGCGGTCGATAGCTTCCTTGACGACCTCTTCGATCAGTACGTGCACGGCGATATGCTCGGTGGGGTTGCGCAGCACGTCCATGAGGCTTCCGGAAGGCAGCTGTCGTGCGACCGTCTCAAGGCCGTGGCGCGTGTGGGTCAATGTGGCGTACGCGGCCTGCTGCGTCCAGTGTAGGATCGTTGTGGTTATGCGGTAAGCCATGTAAACAGCGCCGGACATCGAGAAGGAAGCGTGGTACAGATACCGTGCAGTGCTGCAAAGCCAGTGAGCGATAGGGTGGTGACACGTGGCACTGGCCCGCGCGAAACAAGCAGTAGCATAGCGGGCAAGGCTGGCGGTGGGAGTGTTGAGCGCCCACCATTCCTGTGCATCATGTGCGAACCAGACTACCTGGTCCCACCACCGGCCAGTCAAGTTCTCGGTGACTGCGGGGTGGTCATTAAACCAGGAGTAGCACCACCTAATGGCACGTCCAAACCAGGCGATAAGGCGCGTCGTCCATGGCATGCTCACGTTGACTAGGCC